ACTTTTTAAGTGAACCAAAACAACACGGCAACAGTAGAGTGTTTAGACGAGGATTTAATACCACACATCGTAGCAAACTTGCTGTGTGTGCCAAGTTTAAAACACTGGTAGAAACAGAAAAAGTAAAGATTAAAAGTAAAATGCTTATCAGTGAACTTAAAAGTTTCATTGCCAGCGGCAACAGTTATGCGGCAAAAATAGGCGATACGGACGATCTTGTTATGAGCACAATGCTTATTATGCGCATGGCACAAACACTTAAAAGTTACAATCCAGAACTTGAAAACCATATCCGTGATGCAAATGACTATGATCAGGAGCCTATGCCTTTTATAATGATTTAATGCACACCAAGCATAAATACACACATGAGAAGCGTAGACAACATAGCAGAAGAACTGTTTGACAAGATTCGTAGTCGTGTCGCTAACATTAAGTTGGGGGACGAAAATGGTGCGGTGACTACTGATCCAACACAAGCAAGGTTCTTTGAATTTAATTTTAAACACAGAGATTTGCCAATTGGCGCAGTCACTATTAGCCTCAACGAAGAAGGTATATTACAAGTTTACTTTCCTAACAGTATGGTTGAAGATGCGGATAGCGGCACAGCGGATGCTTGGTATGGATTTTTAAAAGAATTGAGCAGATTCAGTGCAAGAAATATGCTTAACTATGAAACTCATAATGTAACAAAAGAGAGACTTGATAAGAAGGATTATCAGTTTTTAACACAACGTAACCAGGACGAAGTGATGGAAAACAGACTACACGGAACAAGCCAAAAAAGTTTCCTAGAAACAGGTACAGCGAAACTTATCATCAAACACAGTAAGACAGTTGATGAAACAAAGATGGGTGCTAGAAGCAGAAACATCAGTGCTATCTACATTGAGAATAGCGAAGGCGAACGCTTTAAGTTTGCTAACAACTATCTTCCTGGTGCAAGAGCGATGGCAAGACATGTGTCAAACGAAGGTCATACCCGTGATGATCGTGGTCAACACATTGTTGAGATTATGAAAGAAATGACAGATCTTAAAACATTTGTTCGCGGTGTAAAGCGTGAAGAGTATGTAAATGAGGATGCGCAGGAAGTTATTGATGCTGCAACTGATAGATACTACGGACTAAAAGACACACTGAAAGCAATCAGTAGTGCAAAAGGATATAGCGACTACTTTGAAAACTGGGTACCTGGCGCAGTTGAAGTAGAAGAAAATGATATCGAAGATCTTAAACAAAAGCTAACTCGTGAAGTATATGATGACAGACTCACAGATAGTTTACCTAGTGTGAGAAAAGCAATGGATTATAAAGCAAACATGGAAGCAAAAGGCGATGAAGAAGATCTAGATGCTCCAATTAAACCTTATTTTGATAGATCAATTGATCCTGCAGAGCCAAAAGAAATTGAAAAGCAAACAGCAAATCTTGCTAAAGGTTCACAGTCACTGAATGACATTGCAGACAGTGATGATGACATTGAGGTTTACAACAACCAAGCAGACATTGCTGAACTCAACAACTATATGCAGTTCATGAAGAACAGCGACATGGATAATACCAAAAAGAATCGCAGTATTCTAGTTGCTATTATGAAATATTTGGCAAACAACATGACCAATGATGCTGCAGCAAACACTGTAAGTGAAATTGAACTAGATGATCCAGCACAGCAAGCAACTGCATTAAAACTTGCAAAGAAATATTTACAGGGCAAAATAGAAATTAAGCAACCTAAGGCTAAGAAAGATTTATACGGCAAAGAAAAGACTGAAGATACTACATTTGAATCATATGCACAGCGTATGGACATGATTGCAGAAGGCACTTGGGCACTACCAGAAACAGAAGAACAAGCAAATAAGATTGCAGCAATGATGGCTAACCCTATTACACTTGGCGATGGCGGCGATGATGCTGCTAATGCACTCGGAGGTCTACTAGGCGATGATGAACTGTTTGATGACCTAGGTGTTGCTGGCGATAAGGATCCAGAAGGTGATGCTCGTGGCATTATTATTGGTTGGATGATGGAACATGTGGATGACTATGATCAGAAGTACCAAGAGACAATGCAAATGGCATTGAACAAGATTCGTGCAGATGGCAATGACAGTGGTATTACTATTCCAAGAACATTTGGTGCTCGTCAGGACCGTGGCATGTCAAAGCAGCAAGCAGACGCCGCTTATAACACAAGTGCTACACAGGGCGAGCGTATGGGCAGTAATGCAGACGACATGAAAGAAGATCCAAACGAAGGCAACGAATTCTCAGGCGCACTAGCAACGGCTAAAGAAGAAGGCAAAGATGAATTTGAAGTTGATGGCAAGAAGTATAAAGTTTCAGAAGCAGAAATTGAAGAAGGTGCTATGAGCGATCTACATCAACACATTGGTGAAATGATTGCAGACGGCGCTAGTAATGAAGAAATCAAAAAGATGCATCCAGGTGTAAGTGATAGAGATATTAACAGTATCCGCAGTGAAATGGATGAATCAGTACAGTTTGAACAAGTTCAGGAAGTAGACGAAGTGGCGGAAAGCATTGCAAAGATGAAGGCAATGGCAGGCGTAGGGTCAAAAGCGAAGAGCAACCACGGCATACACGAAGGCGAAGAAGGATACCAATTGACACCAAGAAGTATTGTAGCAAGAGAAATGCGTAAACTACAGGATATCGAACGAGGCTCAAAGTAAACCAATTTATAGGGAGGAAAGCAGTGCTACGGCACTGCTTTTTTTTATCAAAAAAAAATATCACAAGAAAGTTATTGACTGGATAGATAAAAGAATATACTATATACTTATAGTATTCGAAATTAAAAAGTGAAAAAACACAATGAGATTTTGTATAATGGGAGACAGTTGGACAGGCTGGACCACGTTAAACGAATGTAACCAATATCATATAGCACCAATTAATAATTACCTAAAAGATTTAGGTCACACCATATCTATAGATATTTCCCAGCCTGGAGCAAGTAACTTTGGACAACTAAGAATGTTGACGCATCAGGTTGATTTTTCAACAATTGATTATATAATATGGCTTTACACTGAGCCGGCACGAAGTTTAACAGAGTTTTATAACACAGAAGATTTCTTAGAACAATATCCAGATTTAAGTTATACCAAGTTTTACCAAGATTTAAATTATGTCCAACATAGAGACTTTGTTTATGCCCAAGGCTTATTTGCACAACATCATAAACCATTTGCTGTTATAGGCGGTGCAGGACAAATAAACAAACATGATATAAAATATCCGTTTATTGATTTTTTGAAACCAAGTTGGAATAAAGAGATAAGCAATCTAGAAAACATGCCTATAAACTGTTATACCCATCATGTAGAAACACTTATGATAGTTGATAAATTTAATTACGACAAAAGCGAGATTATGAATGAACTAGATAATTTAGAAAAGTTAACTTATTTTATGCATAATAATGAAGAACTTTATTACGATAAGTACCATCCAAGTCCGCATCTATATAAATCTTGGTTAGAAAGCATGCTAACGAGTAAACCAAATTTTATCTAAAAAAGTTATTGACTAGATAAATAAAAACGCATATACTGTATCTACAGTATGTGAATAGGCACATAACAATAAAACCCAAATAGGCACATAGGAGAAAATATTATGGCAACATCTTTGGCAGAAATCAGAGCAAAGCTCAAATCACAAGAATCACGCAGTGAGCGTACAGGCGGCGGCGACAACGCAATTTACCCACATTGGAATATCCCAGAAGGCAGTACTGCAGCGGTACGATTCCTTCCTGACGGCGATCCTAACAACACATTTTTCTGGGCTGAAAGGCTTATGATTCGTTTACCATTTAATGGTGTTAAGAACGACATGAACAGCAAGCCGGTAGTGGTACAAGTACCATGTGTTGAAATGTGGAACGAAACCTGTCCAGTACTAAGTGAAGTTCGTGGTTGGTTCAAAGACTCGTCACTTGAAGAAATGGGACGCAAATATTGGAAGAAGCGTTCATATATCTTCCAGGGCTTTGTAAATGAAAACCCACTTCAAGAAGATACACCTGAGAATCCAATTCGTAGGTTTGTTATCTCACCAAGCATCTTTAACTTGATTAAAGACGCACTAATGGATCCGGATATCCAGGAAATGCCCACTGACTATACACAGGGCTTGGACTTCCGTATCACAAAAACCACTAAAGGTCAGTATGCAGATTACAGCACAAGTAAATGGGCTCGTAAAGAAACTGCTATTACTGAAGCACAAGCGCAGGCTATTGAAACAAATGGCTTGCACACACTTAGTGATTTCCTCCCTAAGAAACCTACTGAAGTAGAATTGCAGTGCATTAAAGAGATGTTCGAAGCAAGTGTAGATGGACAGCCCTACGACGTTGAGCGTTGGGGGCAGTA